TAAGACTGCACCACGCAGATCACCGATGAACTCGTCTGCTGTTAACTCATTTGCATCTAATTGCGGGAACAGCTCAAGAACACCTGCTGTTAATCTAAGTTCTGCTTGGTTATTTTGTGAGAAAGCACGGGCTGTTGTTCCTTCTTGAGCCCTGACAACTGTAAGAGTATTTCCTGATATAGCAGTACACTTAACTATTTCATTATTAGTTAAGTCATCTAATGTTAAAAAAAATACATCCCCACCGCTTAAAGAGGGGAATACTGAACCGTCTGTTACTGTTATAGATGTTGCAGACGAAGTAATTCCTGCAGAAAGAGTGGTCTTTGCATTGTTCTTAAAAACAACTGCCACAGTTTAACCCCCTTAAGAAACTGTTACAGTCCAAGTAATTGTCATTGAGTCAGATGATCCTTTATTGACTACTGAGAATACTGTTCTACATAACATGGTGCCGCCTGAAGAAGCATTAAATAAACCAGCTTCTGTAATAGCACCTGTACCTGTGCCAGCCCCAAATGTTGCTACATAAGCAACTTCTGCGTTTGTCACAGTTGTTGATGTTAAAGCAACTCTTGCTGCTTGTGTTCCTAGTGCGGAATCACCAGCTGCTGCAGGTGTAGAACCAGTACCAATAGCCATATGAGACATAGCTGTTGCAGTAGCATCTTTCATTCTGCTAGCAACAAACTCTTTTCCATCTGTAACAACTAAGTTATCAACCTCTTGTACAACTTCATCGTTGATAGCGATTGACAATTTACCTTTTAGTTTGAAATTATCGTTTATCATAAAGCTCCTAATTTAAAGTACTAGTATTTAATGCCGAAGTGTTTAAAACACTGGAGCTGCCACTAATTAAGTCAACAGCTATCGACTCACCTATTGTAACACTATCTAAAGCGGTTGTGTTAAAACTATAAGCAAGTGATTCGGTTATAGAAACAATATTTGTTTTAACTAAATCCGTATCAGTTGCTAAGTCATCAGTAACACTTGACTTGTCGTCCATTGTAAATGCATCTGTAAAACTTCTGTTAAATATTACGGTCTTAGAAAAATTTTCAGAAATGGACAAGGAATCAGACTTTGGTAAAGAGTTACTCAAAACAGGAGCATCAGACAGCGATGAGCTATCAGAAAAACTTCTTGAGTATTGAACAGTTCTGCTCAAGCTTTCAGACATAGACACTGTATCTGCTTTTGCCACAAAAATAGCTAAAACAATTTCTTCTGCAACACTTAATGACTCAGATTTACCTAAACTATTAGCTAATGCAGGAGAGTCTGAAAGAGTATAACTATCTGTTTTATCAGAACTTAAACCATACGCTGTGCTTTCACTAATGGTTAATGTGTCTGATTTGTTAAGTGCAGAATCTAAGGCTGCACTTTCTGATAAGGTTAAAGTGTCTGCTACACCATCTTTTGCTAATGTGAAAGAATGTTCATCAGTAAAACCAAAAACATTGCCTTTACCTAAGCTTGTATCTGTTTGCAAAGGATCATCAACTGAAGCCCTATCATCAAGAGAAAATGCATCTGAGAATTCTCTGGCATACTGTACTGTTCGGCTAAAACTTTCTGTTACTGAGAAAGAATCATCTTTACCTAAGCTTGGCTGCAATACAGTAGATTCAGCTATTGAAAAACTATCAGATTGACTTGAATCAAAAGATTTTGCTAGCAGTTCTGTAATACTGAAATCATCTTCATGAGCCCTGTTGTATGCCATTGCAGTGACCAATGACTCACTTATACCAAAAGAATCAGATAATACTTTTCCTACTGCTCTGCTAAGTTCCTCAGTTACTGAGAAAGAATCAGACTCTGATTTACTTGTAGCAATAACATGATCTTCTGTCATGGAGAAGCTATCTGTTAACTGTTTGGCAACATCTAAAGCAGCTTGCTCTGTTACACTGACAGTAACTGCATTTGGATTCCCGGGATAGAAGTATAGGTTCTTAGTATCAGAATCTAAGAAAGTAGAAATGTGGAAGTTCTCATAATTGAGTTCAGCATCAAGATTTATATAGTTCAGGAGTATTCCTGATATAGGTGCTATAACCTGATTGGAAACACTTATATCTAAATCAACAAAGGAAGTACTTAAGCTGGGTGCTGAGGTATCAGCTGTTTCTGTAGAGAGAACTACATCTTGAAACTGAATTGAAGCTTGTAGGTCTACATACTCTACAATTAATTTTATAGCCATTAGTCAAAATCATCTCTCACATTAAATTTAATTAAATCATTAACTGTTTGTATATTGCCATCTGACTTTGTTATTTCTATTTCTCCCTCGTATAAGCCTGCTGACTCAAATGTGTCTGATGTAAATGCCATTGCACATTTACCGTTTGTGGGGTCAGTATTAGAGCAAGTGATAGTTTTTAAAATAGCTGTTGTTCCAATCTTTCTAATTCTGACTCTAGTTGTTGCTCCAGTTAGATCAATAGCTGCGAATGTGGTTGGGTCTTCTGCATCTAAAGTTTTCCCTGAGGCTGCTGTGTTTGAATCTCTTAAGGTAAAGTTAAGCTCTGGGTGTGTGTCCCCTACTACTACTTTAATTGTTGATGAATATGCCATTAAATAAACTCCTGATATCTAATTGTCAGTGGTGCTCCTACTCTACCATATTTTGACTTTCTCACTGCTTGAGCTTCGCCTTTATCGTACATTCCTTTGTTAATTGTTGCTGCATTGTAATCTGTCCAAGGACTATCTTTCATCATTTGCAGTCTATAAATAGCACCATGCACAATTGTTTCTAAGTACTCATTAACAATTATATTAGGAATTGTTGTTGCTGTCGAAGTTGGTTTTAAACTATATAAAACATATAGAGAATAGTTTTTGTCTGGTGTTGGAGCAACTAATATAACTTCAGCATTTCTTTGGCTATAGTGTCTTGGTTTCCCTTTGCCATACTGATCAAATAATGATGGCTTACCAATCAATGATGATGGTTCCAGTCTTGATAATTTTTTTTCAGATACCTGTACATCTGATTGTCCATGCTCGTAAAAAACATCAATAATATGGTTTAACTCAGTCCCAAGAGGAATATCTAAATCGCTTGTTTCGTATTCATTTATGCCTGTTAATGTTTGAAATAAAGTAAGTTCAGATAAATAAATATCTGTGTTTGTGCAGAAATCGATAATGGTGTTTCTTAATTCATCAATAACTAATTGTTTGGGACAGGAAGGAACTTCCCTTTTAACTCTTGGTACTAATGTTTCAATTTTTTTTGCTACTGCCATATCTATTCTGGTTGATCAGGTCTCGGTGCCGCTCCTGCATCTACTTGGTTTTTAACATTCAATGCACCGTTGAATGCTGAAAAATAACTGTTTGCTCTCTGCAAATCTCCAGCATACTCTGTGTCTTTAAGATATGCTCTATAGAGGATATAGTCGAGTATTGCGTTAGCATAAACATCATCAACTCCAATAACATCAGTATCTGTTGAAAAATTACTAATGGTGATTTCTGATGGTATTGCTGAATAAACTATTTCTATAGTGGCATCAGATGCTGTTGTGTGTGGATACACATAAAATGTTTTTGGATCAAGGTTATCATAAACATAATACTCAACTGCTGTGCCCGTTGAACCATACCAGTCATCAACCTTGTCGTCTAATACTGCTCTATCTATTTGAGCTATTGGGTTTGTGTTTGGATTTGAATTTCTATATACCTTAAGCAATCTCATGCCAGCTGCAGGTAAAGATTGCTTCGCTGTGTTAGCTGTTAAGGTAAGAGATGCATTGACTGGATTAGCATCTGGTCGATATAACACAATCTCTCTTTGAGCATCGTTTAGATAATCAAGTAAAGATTGCTGTGACCATCTAACATTGCTATTGTCCTGAAGAATTTCTTCAGCCCTGTCGATGATATCTATTACCTTAACTGTTGCCATTATAATCCTAGAGACTTCCTTTCTTCGCTAGTAAGAGCTCGCTCATCGTAGATGAATGTCCAGAACTCTTCTCTATGTCTAGGGTTCCAATGGACTATTTTTCCATGTTCGCCTTTTGAGAACAATGGTGTTCTACCATCTGATTCAACGACTTCCTCATCCTCAACGACAGGATTGGCATTTTCTAAAGATTTTAACTGGAGCTCTAAGTCAGCCAGTTTGTCTTTAGGATTAAGAGAAACATTAAAGTTCTCTTTTGCTAATTTAACTATTTCGTCTTTAGTCATTTTTTTCTCCTAGTTTTTCTAGATTTTATTTTACCACTACTTGATGCCTTTTTGGCACTTGCTGGTCCTAATACTCTTGTTAGTGTTCCGTATATATATTTGTTAAGTTGTGCTCCCTTTAAACCTTTCTTTTGTCCTTGCGACTTTAGTCTTTTTTCAAGAGCTTCTTTTTTTGATCCCTTCGGCATGATTATAAATAAAAGTGGGGAGCCGAAGCTCCCCGTAGTTACAATTAAGCTGTTTGTAGCTTAAATTCACCAAGTGCTGTAGGTAGGACAACTTTGTATCCGTACACAGCTAATCCTCTAACACCGTCACCAAATGAAGACTCTAGTCTTACTGATTCTGTGTTAGTGAACTGAGAGGCATAAGCAATAGCTTTTGGATGCCCATACAGACCAGATGATACACCTGCTGATGTGCTTAGGTTGTTAGAAACATACATTTTGAATCTATCAACCATACCAATGAAGCCATTTCTTAATGGTGATACTGAATCACCTGTTAAGTATGCTTGTCTTAGTTCTGATTGTTTCAACACTGAAGCCACTGCTGGGTTGATGATCATAAATCTATCCTCTTCAGGAATATTATTTTCATCAAGGTTTTGACCAGCTTCAAGAATGAATCCAAGAACATTAGATGTTGTAATGTTTGATGGAGTTGCGTTCACATCTGTTAGAGATGATGAAGCAGCTACATTAGCAAAAACATCTTGCTCGATCTCAATCTTCATGTTTTGAGCTGCATCTTTTGATGCTTCGTTCATGAAGTCGATATCAGCTTGTTCTCTTAAAATGTCATCCACTTTAAAAGCATAGCTTTTAGCTTTATCAATGTTTAACTCAATGGTAGATGAAGTAACATCTGCATAGGATAGTGATCCTGTGTAGTCCGCTACTGTGACAGCAGGAACTGATCTGATGTTAACTTTATTACCTAACCCTGAAATTTCTCCTTCGTACTCGTTAGTTGTTACTTCAGATAAAACGGTCTGAGCGTAAAACTTAGCTTGTAACTTCTTAGAGAATACTTCAGGTATAAAATGTTGCTCGCCAGCTGCGAAAGAAAAACTTCCGCCAGATGATGAATATGCCATTTCGTTCTCCTATATATTCAAATAAAAAATTTATCTATATAGCAAAATTATTTCGGACTAACTCTTCCATCTTCGTAAGCTTGATCAATCTCTTTCTCAAACTTTAAGTACTCTTTATCAGAAAGTTTACCAATTTCCGAAGCAGTCCAAATTCTTTTGCTACTACTTACATTTTGCTTCCTAGCTTTGGATAAAGTTGGCTCAACATTTTGTTTTGCCTTTTCAACCAATTCTTCTTTAGAAGCAGTCTTTTTGGAAACTAGACCTAAATCTTTTTTGTACTTTGAAAGCAGGGCTATAACATCTTCTGTATCCCCATCGGTTGCAGCTTGTTGCCACATCCTTGATTGTCTGCCTAACCATAAAGTGAAATCTTCACTTGATGATGTTGACTTCCAATCTGGGTGCACTTCAGCGATAGCACTGTAGTGTTTTCTATCAGCTTCTTCTTGTTGAGCTTTTAAGAGTTCTTGTGAAGCCTGTGAAACTTTATTGTCGACAGCAGCGATTCGGGCATCTACATAAGTCTGTAGTGGTTTCACTATCTCTGGATAATCTTTCATTATCTGAGACAGATCAACATTGACCTCTTCTTTTTGCTGTTCAATCTTAGCTTCGGACTTCATCGCCTCCATCGCTGTGATTTTATTATTCATCTCAGCAATCTTGGCTTCCATATCTTTAGCCCTTTGGGTTTCTTTGGTCATCTTCGCCTGAGCGTTTTTGTACCTTTCTTCCCATTGTTCAGCTGATAATAAACCTTTCTTAGATTCAGTATCATCTTCCTGAGTCTCTTCTATCTGATCAGATGCTTCTTCGGTGTCCTGAGACTCTTCGGGTGAAGCTTCAACATTTTCTACTTCCTCTTCAGGGGTGTCCTCTACTTCCGCTTCTTGGGTTGCAAGCCCTTTAGCTTCTGGTTCGGATTCCTGTTGAGATTCTTGAACTTGTTTCAACATCTCATCAGCTTCTTTTTCAAGCCTTTCAGCGATTAACTCGCCTCTAGTTTTTTCTCTTTCCATTTTATCGGTCCTCCTTGGGGTATCGATTAAATTTATTTATATATGTTAGGGGTGTCCTTACGGGTGCCTAACGAGTTGATTACTTTGTCAGCAATCTCGTCTAAAGATACTATAAACTTTAAAATGTCGCAACGACCTTGACTAAAGCGGTAATTGTCCGTTATTTCCAACTGGTCCCGCTCCATTTGGCGGAGCGACTCCATTTCTTCCATCAGGACCGACCATTCCTTCCCCATTTGGGACTTGATCAATTTGACCGCCCTGCTGGCTGGCAAGGATAGCTTGTTGTAATGCTTGCTCATTCATTAACTCCTCTTGAGATTTAATTACTTCATCTGGATCAATATCTAAGGACTTAGCAATATCAGTCAATAGTTTTTCTCTATCAACCATTTGGGCATCCATTGGATTATTAATCAGAGATAGGAACTGTAGCAATCTTTGTGATTGTACTTCCTTCTGAATCAGGGCTGTGGAACCTTTCGCAACTACACGCATATCGGACTTAACTTTCTCATTGTCATTCCAAGTCATATTCCAATCGTACAAGCTACGAATCATAGGTCTGGTTAGGTAGTCATCAATATTTTTAATAACAGACTTAAGAACAATGTTGGCATTGCTCATCAGGATAGATATACCTGTCGCTGTTCTATTTAATGATGATTGGGTTTGTCCATGGGTGTAAGAAGGTAGGGCTGTGGTTTCATCGGCAAACCTTCTGAATAATTCAATCACTGAAACTAATGCCGGTGAATTGGATTGTGGTTGGTAGAATCGAACCATAGGTTGATTACCATCACCACCTTCTCGCAAGAATACTCGCCATGGATAAAGTTCTGTTGGGTCTTCACCTGATGCCATGATATCGGTATTAACCTCAACCATAGGACCAGATGATAAAGCCACATTATCTAGATAGATTCTAGTAGCAGCGTTCATTGTGTTCTGTGAGTCTCTCATCATTCTAGGAATACCTGTGCCCCAGAAAGCATGAGGATTCTTTTCGTATGGGAAAATAAAGTATGGGATCACTGCACCCGGTAATGGGTTAAGTTGTGCTTTGATTACTTTGCCAGCAACGACCCAGATGTTAGCTGAGTACTCCATTGACAAATCATCATCATCGCCAAACTCAATACCAACATCTTGCAGGTCATATCCGTTAAGTGAACCCCAGAACTCTAGTAATTCAA